TAATAATAAAAAGAGTTAGTCAACCTAGTCAAAGCCTTTATCCATGCGCTTCTCCAGCGTCTAGGATTGAAGATAAGGGAGTGGAAATCCCAGCCAAACCCAACAGGCATGCGGGTTGGAACCCCGTCACGGTACTCTGGAGCCAATGCCAGAGCCATTCTACGTCTTTTTGAGAGTCCTAAAAATAGCCCAAAAACAGCTAAAACTAATAAAGACGCCACGCAAACCCCGTCACACCGTGTCTAGGCCAATGTTTATGCGGGTCTTAATTTTAATTTTTCAAAAAGGGGCTGCAATGGTTACGAGTTTGCATTAGTGGGTGTATGGATCAAGAATACGCATACCAAATTCAGGGGGCACTCGAGGATCGAAAGCAGAACGTGAAAGGCTTTCGTGTCTTCCTGTGGACATCGACAAACTTCTACGAGGTCGATATACCCGAGCACGTCTTTCCCAAGACCATACTGCAGTACATGAAGTACCGCATGATGCTGACGAAGGAGGTACAGATACAGTCCCTACCTGAGAATATACAGAGACAGATACGTGACCCTATCGGGAAGTATCTCAATACCTGGGTACTGGGTAAGCAGAATGGCGATTGAGGTCAATACGCCCGTCATAACATCCGAGGGCTGGACGCTCGCAGGCCTCCTCAAGCCTGGAGACTATGTCTTTGACGAGATGGGGATGCCCCAGGAGATCAAGACGATCCAGGTCTATGATGAGGGCGACTGCTATGAGGTCGTGTTTGATGATGGTGTATCGATACTGGCGGACGGCAACACGACGCTACCCGTAGAGAACCTGAACATACGCAACATACGATCGAGGGGGTACAAAGCCAAGGGGATGATCAAGACGATTGACGAGATACTGGAGGCTGGCCTGACAATGCCCGAGGCAGACAACCGGTACCGTTTCTCTGTAAAAAATACCCAACCGATACAGCTGCCGGAGGTAAATTTGCCGGTACCCCCCTTCATAGTCGGGGTATGGTTCACGAGGACATCCAACACGCCCAACCTGTCCGTCGAGAGGCACATGGTCAACAGCTACGTCAACCACTTCAGGAGGTACGGCTACAACGCCAAGCGTGTAAAGAGGGAGTACGACAGGATACACCTGGAGCTCAGGCCCAACATACAGCACGCTTTTTTGACAAAGTACCCAGAGAAGCAGCACACGATACCGGATGAGTACCTTATATCCTCAGAGCATCAGAGGATTGACCTACTGAGGGGCATATTTTTTGACAAAAGACACTCATACGACAAAAAAATGGACGTATTCAGGTTCATGAGCCGTGACTACTCGCTGGTTAAGCGGATACAGGGCGTTGTGGAGTCGCTCGGGATCAGGACAGTCATGGTCGAGAAGAAGACGGGTGCAAAATTTAGGCTATTTTTCAGGACGGGGATACCACTGGTCGAGAATCAGCACAAAAAAGACCCCGCAAATCGATTCAGACGCAGATTTATACGCAAAGTTACAAAAATTGAGCCAAAAAAACGCATTTTTGTCGATACCGGCGGGTTTTTCTGCATCGGTGAGGGGTTTATAACGCTATGCTGACAAAAAAACAGGAGCAGCTGCTGTCCCAGTTCGCAAAGGCCAACAAACACTGGCCAAAACCGGAGCTGGATGCGACGCTGTGGCAGGTCAGGTGGGCCATGCAGGCCCTCCCCCACCAGAGGGAGCCCGAGGATGGCGAGTATGATACGTTTCTGATGCTCGCAGGGCGTGGATCGGGCAAGACTCACACTGCGAGCCACTGGATCGGGATCAGGGCATGGAGGCACCCAGGGACACGCTGGCTCGTGACGGCACCGACATCGAACGATATTAGGGCGACGTGCTTCGAGGGCGACTCGGGGCTCCTCAACATCATACCCAAGTCCCTGATCAAGGACTACAACAAGTCTCTCTTTGAGATCACCCTCATAAACGGGTCCATCATACAGGGGATACCGGCATCCGAGCCTGAACGCTACCGGGGTAAACAGTTTCACGGTGCGTGGTTTGATGAGCTGTGCGCATTTGAGTACCTGGATGACGCCTATGATGGCGTGCAGTTTACGCTTCGATTGAAGGATCCAAAGATCAGCCGAGTACAGCAGATCATCACGACGACACCCAAACCGAGGGAGTTGATAGTCGACTTGAATGAGGGCAAGATCGGTGGAGACGTGTACGTCGTCAACGCCAGCTCGTACGATAACAAGGCAAACCTATCCAAGACGTTTTTTAAGCAGCTGGAGACGTACGAGGGTACAGACCTGGGCAAGCAGGAGATCTATGGAGAGATCCTGGACCCCGAGGATGCAGGCATCATCAAGCGGAGGTGGTTCAAGATGTGGCCCGCAAACAAACCGACGCCAGACCTGGAGTACGTCATCGCATCATACGATCCTGCGACGAGCGAGAAGACACACAACGACCCGACGGCGTGCGAGATATGGGGAGTCTTTGAGCAGCTGGATGGCGGGACGTGCGTCATGCTCCTGGATGCCTGGGATGATCACCTGGCCTACCCGACACTCAGGAGGAGGGTCGTATCCGACTTCAAGGAGGTCGTCTACGGCGCCGACAACACCTTCGCAAAAGGAAGAAAGGCGGACCTGATACTGATGGAGGATAAGTCTGCAGGGATATCTTTGGTGCAGGAGCTGCAGGGTTCTGGCGTCCCGGTGAGGGCATACAACCCCGGAAAGGCCGACAAAGTGCAGCGCATCAACATCGTCGCACCCCTGATAGCCAAGGGCAAGGTCTACATACCGGAGGATCCAGAGAAGCCGGGAGAGCCAGCACCATGGGCCAAACGATTCATGAGGCAGGTCTGCTCGTTCCCAGAGGCGGGAGGGCACGATGACTACGTGGACTCACTGAGCCAGGCACTGCGTGTACTGAGGGACTCGGGATGGCTCCAGCTGGATCCTCTACCAGCCAGGGACTACGACTACGCCGACGATCGCAGAAAGAAGTTTTACAACCCCTACGCAGTCTAGGGCGAATAAAACAAATTTTGTGCATAAGTAGTTGTAGGGAACCCTCACCAAAAAAATTAAAATGCCAAACTTAATCAAGACACCGCAGCAGATCATGTTCGAGCAGGCAGGCATACCGCACTTGGCTGGCGGCGGTAACCCATTCTCATCTTTGACGCCCGGAGCCAAACAGCTCCTGGAGAAGGCCATCGAGCGCTTCAAGGTCGCATCGGGGCGCATGCCAAACGCAAGCGAGATGTCGCAGATGGAGCAGCACGCTGCATCCTTCTCAAAGCCAACGAGGCCGGCACCCAACATGAAGCGACTCGAGGCGACGACGCCCGGTCAGAATGTATTTGTCGACTCTAGCGGGCAGGCCTACAACGCAGCAAGAGGACCACGTGGCGAGCTGACGACGCCAGAGCAGGCAAAGGGTTACGCAATCGACCCATTTGGCAGCACGCCGGCAAACTTCCGTGCAAGGAAGGAGTACTACGATCCACGCATCAAGACGATGGAGGACCGTGACCCATTCCTGACGGAGGCCATGACTGGAAGATCGACGACACGCACGAGCCACAAGCCTTTTACGACAAGTTTAGAGGACCTGGTTGCGAACAAGGCGGCACTCGAGCAGAAGGGTATCTATGGAGACGTGGCGCACGTCAGACCCGGGGACGCCCCCGTTCAGTCAACCACGCCATCATCAGATTTTTTTGCAGAACGGTCCTCAAGGATTGAGAACGCACTACTCCCCGACAATCTGCTCTCGATGCTGCGACAAAAACTTGGACGCCAGCCGGATGAGGATGAGATAAACGCAGCGATAGCCAACATGAACCCGGCACGCCACGACTACACCGGCAAGGGTGAGGGTATTTTTGGCAGCAGGCCAATCTTTACAGGCAAGCCGACAAAAGAGCAGTCACAGCAGCTGGCAGAGTGGCAGCAGCAGGCTATAGACTCCGGCATTGCACCATCCGCTGCTGAGAAACCACTATCGAGGCTGCGTGCACAGCACCAGGGGCTCGCCAACGAGATCGATCTAGGCCCCGATACGGGCTTCAAGGCAGGCGGGCACCTGAACCCGGACTACATGCGTGCCGAGATGACGGTACACGGTTACAAGCCACAAAAGTTTGCAAAGGGTGGTGCCGCACTAATTGCAGCGCAAAGTATGTATGGATTACCAGAATCTATTGACTTAGGTAAATTTGATGAAGCTGCGTTGGATTTAGCTAATTTAGGTACGGCCTCTCATCAACTTGCTCCAAAAGCAACTGAAGCAGTATTAGGTAAAAAACTTCCGGCTATGTTAACAAAAACAATGGGTGGTTTTTTACCAGCTTTAACAATTGGAGAAATGGCTCGCATAGATCCTTTAAATGAAAATGAAGAAAAAGATCTAAATGAATTTTATGGAAGGCCTAATTTGTACAAACAAGGTTTTTTAGCCGATATAGCGGATTTTGCGGGTGACACCGCAAACGAATTTGTTGATAACACAAATCAAGCTATAAATATTTTAAAAAACAGAACCCCCAATCCAAATTCTAGTTTTGCAAAATATAAACAATCTGCAGAAAACGAAAGACATCGATTGGCTAGTGAAAAATACCCAAGCCAGTACGAACCATTTGACACGTACAATATGCCATACCGGTTTATGTTACAGGAAAACGAATAAATGGCACTACCTACCCTACCGATTCAGCAGGGGGCTAACCTGCCCGACCTCCGCAATGAGGACATGGAGGAGGCAGAAGAGCAGCAGGAGGAGATGGACGAGCTTGAGAGTGAGCTCGGCCTGGAGGAGGGCGAGGGTGAGGAGGAGGTGATTGAGCTGGAGGATGGCTCCGTCATCATCAACTACAGAAAGACAGAGGGTCCACAGAAGCAGCCAGAGTTTTACGCCAATCTGGCTGAGAGTTTTGATGAGGACCTACTTGAAGAACTAGCAACCCGATACATCGAGTACATCGATATCGATCGGGAGGCACGAAAAGAGAGAGATAAACAGTATGAGGATGGACTCCGTAGAACAGGACTTGGAAAAGATGCACCCGGGGGAGCGACGTTTGACGGGGCTTCTAAGGTTGTGCACCCAGTTATGGCAGAGGCTTGCGTCGATTTTGCTGCCAGTGCTGCAAGGGAGCTACTCCCGCCTGAGGGGATTGTTAAGTCGGAAATAAAAGGCACCGCAGACAGGAAGCGCACCGAGACGGCCGCAAACAAGGCCGAGTTTATGAACTGGCAGCTCTCGGAGCAGATCCCAGAGTACAGGGACGAGATGGAGGTACTGCTTACGCAGGTACCGCTTGGTGGTAGCCAGTACCTGAAGTGGAGATACGACAGCGAGCAGAAGAGACCGGTGCCCGAGTGGATACCGATCGATAACATGCTGCTCCCGTACGCCACGACAAACTTCTACACCTCGCAGCGTGCTACTGAGGTGCAGGACATCACTGAGGATACGTACCGTCAGCGCATCGAGCAGGGTATCTACCGAGATCTGGAGAATGCGGACTACATCGGCGAGTTGTCCTCGGATGAGATGACACGATCCGAGAAGGCCAACAACAAGATCGAGGGCAAAGAGATGCCCTCAACCAACATCGACGGCGTGCGTCGTGTCTATGAGATCACATGCTTCGAGAGGCTCGAGGATGATGGTGAAACGGACGGCAGACGTGCGCCATACATTTTGACAATCGACGACACGAGCGGCAAGGTATTATCGCTCTATCGAAACTGGGCATACGGAGATGAAAAACTTACAAAGCTCGACTGGATCGTCGAGTTTAAATTTATTCCCTGGCGTGGAGCTTACGCCATTGGACTACCTCACCTTATCGGTGGCCTTAGTGCTGCTCTTACCGGCTCTCTTCGTGCTCTCCTTGACGCTGCTCACATCAACAACAGCCAGACAATGCTTAAGCTCAAGGGCGGACGCATATCTGGACAATCTGACCGAGTGGAACCCACGCAGGTCATCGAGATCGAGGGATCTCCTGGGGTAGATGATGTGCGCAAGCTGGCGATGCCGCTACCATTCAACCAGCCATCCTCGGTACTCTACAACCTCCTTGGCTGGCTGACTGATGCAGCCAAAGGCGTTGTTACGACGTCCGAGGAGAAGATCGGGGACGTCAACGCCAATGCACCTGTCGGTACGACGCAGGCACTAATCGAGCAGGGTGCCAAGGTATTCTCATCGATACATGCGAGACTACACCGCAGCCAGGCCAAGTCGCTAGCAATCCTATCCAGGATCAACCACTGGTACCTGGATGAGATGGACAACGAGTCTGGTACGGAGATCGCCGTACGTGACTTTGCAGACAATAACGACATTCGCCCAGTATCGGACCCCAACATATTCTCAGAGACTCAGAGACTGGCACAGGCGCAGGCGATCCTGCAGATGGCTACCTCTGCACCTCCTGGAATGTTCGACATGCGTGCCGTCTATGGCCGCATTCTGAGGCAGCTCAAGGTCCCCAACGTCGAGGAGGTCATGCCCAACCCTGACGGCATCAAGGAGTCCAACCCGGCTCTCGAGAACGTCTCGATGACGATGGGCAGGATGGCCGCCGCATACCCGGATCAGGATCATATTGCCCACATCAAGATCCACTTGGCTTACGCACAGGACCCGAACTACGGCGGCAGCCCAATGATTGGACCCACATTTGCACCGCACGCACTGGAGCACATCAAGCAGCATTTGACGCTACACTACCTGCAATCTATGCGTGGCTACGTCGCACAGGCATCCGGCGGCAAAGAAGCATTCAAATTGCATGAGGAGAAGCCTCTCGATGTAGAGGCTCAGCAGGCACTCTCACTGGCTGCCCAGATGGTGCAGGCTGACTCGCAGCAGACGTTTGCACCGGTCATGCCAGCAATCCAGGGGCTTGTACAGAAGGTTCAGCAGGCGCAGCAGGCGCAGCAGCAGAATATGCTCAACAATGACCCGACTGCCCAGGTCTTGCTCAAGACGCAGATGGCCGAGACTCAGCGCAAGGCGCAAGAGTTCCAGACTCAGATGCAGACAGATTTGCAGAAGACGCAGCAGGAGTATCAGCTCAAGGTTGCCGAGCTGCAGCAGAAGGTTGCAGAGTTGCAGGCTAAGTACACGACCCAGACAAACATCGATAGCCAGAGAAACGCTACAGATATCGCCCTCGCAAACATCAACAACTCCGCAAGGGAGCGGACTGCGATGATCACAGCAGGCGCACAGATGGATCAGCAGCAGGCGCAGCTAGAGCACGAGCAGAATCAGTCCGCAGCGGAGGCTATCCAGGCAGCGGAGCAAGACATACGCCAGCATGGTCTCGCAGTCGAGCAGCAGCAATTCCAGCAGGCTGCGCAGCAGGTTCAGCAGCAGGCTCAGGCGCAGCAGCAGGCCGATCAGCAGCGTATGCAGCACGAGCAGCAACTTCAGCAGCAAGCTATTCAACAGCAGCAACAGGCGGCACAGCAGCCTCAACAACCACCCCAGCAAGGATAAGTAAATGGAAAAAGAACTTGGTTTTAAGAAGGCCTACAAGATGACCGGTACACCCGGCTATGCAGGCGGACCAGATCAGAAGGTCGAGAGCGGTCCATCCGGCTCGCACCGTGACAATAACTGGAAAAAGGGCGCAGCTCAGGTCAAACTGAAGGGCACCAACAAGGTCGGCCCAGATAAGAACCTGAACGACATCGGCGGCGGCAATTTTTACTAATTAGGGCGGAAAAAACAATATCCTTGCATAAGTAGGTGTATGGATATTGTATCTACCATCATAAAGCATTTGAAAAATGCTGACAAAGATTTGACCCAGGTATTGGCATCTGGATCGAATATCCACACCTTTGACGTTTATCAGAGGATTGTTGGACAAAGGGAGGGCATCATGAACGCCCTCGACATCATAAACGAAATCCTCACAGAGGACAACAACGAAGATTCGTAAGAATCAAGGAGCAATGAAATTGTTCGACGTAAAGACGAAGGAAGACCCCGATACACGCACGGAGCTTGAGTGTTTTCCAGTCGTGGATGCAGGAGTTGAGATTGTTGGTGACCGTGTTCTGGTGCAACTGCGCCGTGAGAAGACGACCAGCAAGGGAGGCATTATTTTGGTCGACGAGACCAAACAGACGCTCAGATTTAACGAGACCGTTGCAAAGGTGATCGATATTGGTCCCCTTGCGTACAAAAACCCCGACACGCTTGAGCCGTGGCCAGAAGGCCCCTGGTGTAAGGTTGGTGACTTGGTACGGACAATTAAGTACGGCGGAGATCGTTACGTTGTGCAGCCCGATGACGATGGTGCACCGGTGGTGTTTATCACTATCCAGGCACGTGAGGTGATCTCAAAGATCAAATCGTTTGAGGCGGCGCAGAAAATGAAGGCGTTTGTAGACTAACTAACTTTTGGATAAAAGTATGGCAGACAATGAAAAAGATATCCCCGTCAAGGAGCAGGATGACGGTTCGGCACTCATCTCCATAGATCAGGAGGTTGATCCCTTCGAGAAAGAAGAGGGTGAGGATGATGAGGATGGCCACGCAGATGGCGGCACGGTAGAAGACAGTCACGAGGACGAGGGTGAGACCGAGGATGATCGTGAAAAGATTCGAGAGGCACGCAGAGAAGAGCGCAGGCTGAAGAAGGAGCTCGCAAAAGAGCGAGAGGCGTCAGCCAAGCACAAGATTAGCGCACTCGAGCGCAGGAATGAGGAGCTTGCTAGGCGGTTGGCCAACGTGGAGAACACAGCGGCATCATACCAATTTGCCCAGATAGATAAGGCCCTCGAGGATGAAGCGACTCGGGTAGAGTACAACAAGATGAAACTGCTGCAGGCCTCCCAATCGGGGGATGCTGCGGGCCAGGTGGAGTACCTGGAGCAGTTGCAGGATGCGAAGGCCAGACTGGCACAGATCCAGGCCTACAAGAAGCACCAGCTGGATGAGGCAAAACGCCCACGCCAGAATGTGCCGAATGAGGTCTCTGCAGACGTACAGAGGAACGCAAAAGACTGGCTCGGTAAAAACAAGTGGTACGATCCTCAGGCACGTGACACCGATAGCAAGATAGCCAAGGTGATTGACACGGAGCTGGCCTCAGAGGGTTGGGACCCGGCGGACCCAGAGTACTGGGACGAGCTGGATAATAGACTACAGGCACGACTACCCCACCGCTACGGCGGTAAGTCCGGTGCCCGCAGGGGTGGACCGACTGCATCGAGCAGGACGGCTAACCCAAGCGGAAAATCGGCAAATACTATTACGTTAAGCAAGGCAAGAGTAGACGCCATCAAGGATGCAGGAGCCTGGGACGACCCAGCCAAGCGTGCAAAGATGATCAGAGCCTACGCAGCCTTCGATAAACAAAACCGTAACGGATAAGGGTAGATAAAATGAATACGAGAATTAAGCGTGACGTGGAAGACCGTTTAGCAGAACGAGTCTTGGAGGTCAAAGCTAGAGCCGAAAGCTCAGAAGATTTATCAAATAGGGAACGCATAGAGGCGTTCCGTGATAAGTGGCAGAACTCTGCTCTGCCAGACATTCCAAAGGATGCTATCCCAGGAATGCACTTGTGCTGGTTGTCAACAACCAACACGTACGACAGTATCGACAAACGCATGGCATTGGGTTATGAGCCAGTGAAAGCCGTAGAATTAAAAGGCTTTGAAACGCTAGGTAAGATGAGCTCGGGCAAGTTTGAAGGCTGTGTTAGCTGTAACGAAATGGTTCTCTTCAAAATACCGGAAGAAATCTATCAGGAAGTGATGCGGATGATGCACCTGGAGGATCCACTGGAACACCAGCGCAACATCACCGCCCAAGTGCGCAATACTGCGCAGGAGGGCAAGGGTGGCCGTTCAATTCTTGAGGGTGGCGTTCTGGAGATGGAGAAGGCGGCCAAACGAGCGAGCAGCGATATTCGCTTCTCATAACATACTTCAATAAATACAAAGGAAATATAGATGTCAACGACATACAACCCCTTTGGTATGAAGCCAGCTTATCATCCAAGCGGCTTGGACCGTGCTACCCCATTCGTGGGTACCAACAGTTTCCAGGCAGCTACTGATAACTCATACAGTGCCCCCTACGGTTTGACCACGGGCCAGGCTTTCTACCAGTACCAGCCAGTAGCAATTAACTCATCCGGCCAGCTCTACCCGGCACCTACACTTGCAGCCACAGGCCGCATGTATGGCGTGTTTGACGGTGTTGAGTTCACCGACTCGCAAGGCCGCCGCTCGGTAGCCAAGTGGGCATCGAAGACAACCCTCGACGCATCGACACAGATCGTCTTCTGGTTGTTCGCAGACCCCGCAATGGTCTACGAAGTTCAGTGTAACGGTTCCGTTGCAACTTCCGCAATCGGTCTCGAGTACAACTTTGACGCAACTAACACCGCAGCATCCGGTTACTCGATCGGTAACGGCGGCGCAGGCTTCTCGACAACAGCATTGGCAGCATCGCCTGTCGCAGCTGGTGCTCAGGGCCAGGTCAAAGTAGTGGGTCTTGGTCGTGAGACAGCATTCCCAACAGGCCAGACAAACGCCTGGGCAGATGCCTACACAATCGTCCAAGTTCAAGTTGCTAACAGCCAGTTAGTGGCTCCGGCAATCTCGGTTTAATTAACAACGAAAGGAACTAAACATGGCAACCCCAATGCGTAGTACGGACTTTCGTGCGGTAGTCGAACCGATTATCAACGAAGTCTTTGACGGTGTGTATGAACAACGTGCCGACGAGTGGAAAGGTTTTGTAGAACAAATCCAAGGTATTCCACGCAACTATCACGAAGAAGTAATGCTGTACGGCATGAATGCCGCTCCTGCGATGCCTGACGGTACTCCTGTCAGCTATGACCAGGGTGGTACTCTGTACATCACACGCTTCATCTATCAGATCTATGGCTTGGCATACGCCTTGACCAAAGTATTGATGGAAGACGGTGACCACATCCGTATCGGCAGCACCTTCGCCAAGCACTTGGCTCAATCGATGATCGAGACCAAGGAAACCCTGTGCGCTAACTTGCTCAACTTCGCATTCACAACCGGCTACACCGGCGGTGACGGCGTTACACTGGTCAACACAGCACACCCGATCGCTAACGGTCAAACCTTCAGCAACCAGCTCTCAACAGCCGCATCTCTCTCGCAGACATCGGTTGAGCAGATGCTGATCCAGATCCGCTCCGCCATTGACAACAACGGCAAGCGTATCCGCCTGAAGGCTGAGCAGCTGATCGTTCCACCCGCACTGGAGTTCCAGGCTGAGGTTATCCTCAAGTCCGTACTCCGCTCGGGTACAGCCGACAACGATCTTAACCCGATCAAGTCGACAGGCATGCTGCCAAAGGGCGCACACGTGGTGACACGTCTGAGCTCAAGCAAGGCCTGGTTCGTG